TAACCATGTACTAATCTTATAATTAACTTTTTATTTAAAAGCCTATTATAGTTTTTTACACTTTTAAATAAATATTTAAAAGACCATTTATCTATACTTAATCTTTTTAATAAATCAGAGACGTCAAGTTCTGATTTATTAAGCTCTGATAATATTTCATCTATGTGATTAATTCTATATTCTTTTGTTTCATTATTAAAAAATCTTAAGTGTTCTTTAAATGAATTAGCTCCTGTTTGAGTACCAGCCCATATAATAACAGGAATCATAACTTAAAATCCTTAAATCTCTCATTTATTTCTGTTTTATCAAACACAGGAGTATCATCTACTAAAGTCTGCTCCGCTTCTTCTGCATCAAACAATCTCATTTTAGTTCTATCTACTCCAATAACAAATCTCTTTTTAAAGGTAGGATCATTATATCTATTTTTTAACTGCTTTACCATTAATTGACCAAGTTGTTCTAACTCTTCGGTAGATATTAAAGCAAACATTAGATCTGCGGTAGCGGGTAATCCAAAAGACTCGGACGTATCTTCAAGCCCAACATCCGAGTTAGAATAACCAGAACGAGTCGTCTGCGTTGCAGAAAAGATCGGTACGTCGTACTCGACCGCAAGACCACGTAACTCTTCAGCAATTGCCTTAATGTAAGAGTATGAATTAATTGCACCACCCATTCCTTTCATTCTACTAGAAGCACATATATTAAGATAGTCAATAAAGATTAAGTCAGGCTCAAACTGCTTCTTAAGTTTAAGTTCATTAAGTAAAGCTCTAAAATGACCTGCATGAGCTGAACCAGTAGGATATTCTTTTATAATTAACTTACCGTTAGTCTTTTTAGCTAAGTTGTTTACTTTAGTCGTAAACATATCTTTGCTCATTGTTTCCAACTGGTCTATAGGTATATTAAGTAAATTAGCATCAATCCTTTCGGCTATTCTTTCTTCAGCCATCTCCATGGTAATATAAAGAACATTTTTATTCTGTACTAAAGCACTTGCAGCAACATGGCACATAAAAAGAGATTTACCAACACCAGTACCAGCAAGGCAAATATTAAGAGTCTTATTCGGGACTCCGCCTTTTGTAATTGTATTAAAGTATTCAATATCAAAAGGTATCCGGTCTTCTTCTGTATGGTAAAATTCATATCTTTCTTCTACGTTTTCTATATAATCGTGACCAACATTTTTATCAAAAGATACTCCAAGAGCTTTAGATAATAAATCAGGAAGTGCGTTCTTAGTTAATGAGTCATGCTTACCATCTATAATAGTAATAGATTCCATAACAGCATTATAGATAGCTCTATCTTGACACCACTTCTCAGTAGAATCTAACAACCATTGATCATCTATAGGTTCTACTTTAAATAGATGAGGTACTATATCAATAGCAAGATTATATTGCTCTTCATTTAAGCTTTCTATTTCAACCGACAAAGTTTCTGCTGTTGGTAGTCTATTATACTTTGCTACATACTTACCAGCTTCTTTAAATAATGTCTTATATATTCCTTGAAAGTATTCCGGTTTAATAAACGGAAGTACTTGTCTCATATATTTTTCATCAGTTAAAATATTACGAAGAATAATCTGTTCAATATTAGGTTGCATTACATATCCATAGTTAAAGGTCTAAGACTATCAGTCTCATATTGTAGCATAAATTTACTTATTAAGCTAGCAATTTCTTCATTCTTTTTCCCTAAAGATAGTAGCACCTGTTTCAAATCCTCTAGCAATTAGATCTTCAAGTATATCTCCAGCCCATTCTTGAAGACCTTGATCTTCTTCAGCAACTAAGTCTTCATCAGGAGATTGAATAATATCAAAGTTAAATTTCATATAAGTTTCTTTGCCAGTACCATCGAACTCAACCTTTCCATATTTTAAAACCGTCTCTGAATAAGGTCCTTCTAATATTCTTACTGCCCATGCATCAGCATCTTCTTCCATAGGAATAAGTTCATAATGTACATACTCTGATAATTTATTAACATCTATAGCCATTTGATACCCATTCATGCGCTTTTATTTTAGGTTCCCAACCCATATCTCTTAATCTTTGATTATCCGCAACGTTTTCTAAGGCTTCACATTCATTACCTTTAGTTGTTAATAAATTAGAATATCCTCCTATTTTAGCTAGTTCAGATATTACTACACCTTCTCCTGTACCAACATCATATACACCTCCATAATCTCTTAATGATTTTCTAGTTGTATGTTCCATTAATAGTTTAATTGCTGATACAACATCTGATACATGAATAAAATCTCTTATATGAGTTGTAGCATAAGAAAGATTACCAGCTCTCATTTTTTCCATAAACATAGAAGATCTAGCTCCGTCACCATAAACAGTAGTAAATCTTAATCCAATTTGACCAGGTCTCGCTGTAGCTTCAGTAGCTTTTTTAGAGGTACCATAGGGAGATAACCACCATTTCTTTGCACAAGAAGATGATGCATATATTAATGGTACTGACTTTTCATAACATTCTTGTTGAATTCGTTTAGTGTGTTCAACATTGTTTACCCAATATTCTTCTGGATATTGAATACTTCTTCTCACATCTGCAATAGCTGCAAGATGTATAACATATGCATCATCAAAGTCTAATTTAAAATCTTTAATATCCTTATCAATAGCTTTATCCCATCTAACTATTTCATGATCATCATTAATCAATGAATTAACTAAATGATGTCCTATAAAACCAGATGATCCAGTTACAACAACCTTCATATAAGATCACTCCATTTCTTAAGTTTTTCTAATTTATATTCTGCTCTTTTTTCGAGGTCATCCCAACTGACTATATCCCATTCATGCATTAAATTTATCATAGTATAAACATCACCTAGTTCTTCCACAAATTTTATATAATAATCTTCATCTTTATCATCTAAATCTACACATCCACGTCTCAATATTTTTTGACACATCTGTATTAGTTCACCACATTCTTCAGAGAGTATAACTAAGAGCTGTTGTTTAGGGGTTAACTTCATCATCAGTCTCCAATGGATGTAGTACTGGATTACCAATGGTGAATCTTTCTTTTAGGTAATCTTTAAATCCATTGTCTAAGATAGGTCTCCAGAATTGTTCGTTGAGGGTATCTTTTTCTCGTACTTTCGGGTCAAGTAGTTCGCCAGTCTGTTGGCTAACCGCGCAATACCAGCCATTCGACGGCTTAGCCACATATTTACCTTCGAGAGCAACATCAAGCAGACCAGACCACTTCTGTACTCCACCTTCCCAACTAACACTAATGGGAATCTTAGACTTTTCTTTAACATAACGCGATTTCTCCACATTAATAACAAAGTGATAACCTTTTATCTCAGACCCAACCTTATCCTGTTGACGACCTAAAATCCAAATATTATCAGCACTATAATAGATACCTGTACCACCACTTACTACATCCTTAGGAAATAAACCTATCTCTTTATAAGTATGATTAACTGCAATAAGCGGGATATCTTTCATATTTAGGTATGGAGTTACCATACGGAATAGACCTTTAAGAGCCTTAGCTCTAGACATATCAGCAACTGACTTCTCATTTAACGCATCATCAAGTTCTTTCTTTGAGGCTAAGTTACCAACAGAGTCTATAACTACTACTACCTTATCTCCTCTTGTTAATTCTTCTAACTGAGATATCATATCAAACTTTAGCTCTTCTACATTAGCAATAGGGGTATGAAGAACTCTAGAAGTATCTATCCCAAAAGTTTCAAAGTAAGATTGAGGTGAACCAAACTCTGAGTCATAGAATAACAATACAGCATCTTTGTATTTTCTAAGATAAGCCGCAGCCATAATTAAAGCAAAAGAAGTCTTAAAATGCTTAGAAGGTCCTGCTAATACAGTAAGTCCAGGTGCAAGTCCTCCATCTATTGAACCAGATAAAGCTACATTTATCATAGGTACATCAGTAGCTACCATATCTTTCTCTGTAAAGAATTTAGAATCAGCCAATATAGAAGTTTCTTTAACCTTACTATTCTTTTTTAATTTATCCATTATACTCATTACATACTCCTATACACATATTCAAGTGCTCTATCTGCTTCTAATTCCATCGGTCTATTCTCATACCAATTACCAGTTTCTATATCAAACTGCTTACATAAGTCAGCTATTTGTTTAGCTGTAATCGGATATTTTTTCTTTATTGCATTACCAGCTATAGCTACCATTATCTGATACATTTTTCTATACCACCCAGTCCCAGTAATAAATCTATATTCATTAGCTAACCTCTGAGGCCAAAAAGGACAATTACCATAACCAGTCCAGTTATAATTAGTATTATCTAATGAATCCTTTCTATATGCAACTACTTGTTCCCTCCATGCATCAGGAAGTCTATCCAAAAATGTATCTCCTAGCTTCTCACTATATGGATGCTTTTCCATTAGATAATCTGGGCTAATAGCGTCACCGTCACTATGACTGAATATAAAGTTATAAGCGCCAGCATAGTCTCCAGGGATATAATACATTCTACACAAGTCCTTAGTTTGTTTATCTCCGAGGTCGTCGAGCTCAGTTTGGAGAGCAAACCAGAAAGCCTTAATTCTTCCCTGCCGTACTGAGTTTCTAAGAGGGAAGACAAGGCGGAACTTTGGTTTATCTTTCGTGCTACTAGCAGTGGAATAACAAACAAAGCGATAACTAGAAAACCTACTAATAAGCTCATCTTTTATATCTCCTTCAAATTCTACATCATCTACATCTACAGCACACCATCCAGCCCATTCGATAACATTTTCACTCTTACGAGTAGTCCCAGGCTCAAATACAGCAGGAGATATTAGATTAGCTTCTGCCTTTCCGCCGAGAGGTTTAGCTGCTAATTTATATAATAGCTTCTCTAGATCATCAAACGATTCTAAGTTTAACCTTCTATGAGTCTTATTATCATAAACATATCTATTAGCCTTCTCCCACCATCTAGGAGAATCAAAGATAGTTAATCCAATCATGAAAAGAAATCCTCTAAAGTAGCAACAGGTTCAGCAGTCCAACCAACAGCATCTAACAAATGCTTGAGAGGTTCGACAAAGGCTTTATCAAACATCATATTATAGTCTACATATTTGTGAAGGTCAAGCTCTTTAGGTAAATCATTAGGAAAAGCAAATACATTTTCTTTTATAGGATTAGGAACCTTCATATAACAGAACTTGATCTTCTCTCCATTATTAATGGTCTCATACTTCTTAGTAAGATTATGTTTACTAATATAATGATTATAGAGTAGAGAACCTCTTACATGTATAGGACAACCTTTTCCATATATAGTTTGATTATATTCTCTCCATTTGTCGAGATCTGTAACTCCTCTAGGGAACGATATGCTTTCAGGAGGTAGAGTAATAAA